GACCCCGCGCACCTTGTACCGCTGCTCCTTGAGCCTGTCAAGCACCCCGGCGCCCAGGCCACCCTCGTCCACCACCGTCAACGTCGGGCGGAACTCCTCGATGGCGCGAATGACGTGCCCGACGACAGTCATGGTGTCCTCGCCCTTGTACCGCCGCAGCGTCAGGATCGTCCGCCCCTGCCGCACCGCGATCACCGTGCTGTCCACCCCGCTGCGCGCTGGGTCCACGCCGATGACGACGGGCGCACTGGGGTCGGGCACCGCCTCGCGCTTCATCGCCTCCTCGACCCGCTGCAGGTCGATAAACTGGTCGTCCCCGGTGCTGGGGAACTGACCATACACCTCGATGCGCGCCTCCCGGCTGTCCTCACCGTGCTCCGCGATGATCTGGTCGTACACCGCCTTATCGGTGCCCTCGACCGTGCGAGAGTCGATCTGCCGCGTCTGCCAGAAGTCCCGCCTCGACGTGAAGCACTCGTAGAAGTACCCGCTGGGTCGGCGAGGGTTGCTGAACGCGAGCCAGTACCTGTCAACGATGGGCTCGGTGAAGAAGCCCGCAGCCACGGACCAGATGGTGTCCGGGATGCCGCTGGCCTCGTCGAAAATCACCATCATGCCGTCGTGATTGTGGACACCCGCATACGCATCCGGGTTCTCCTCGCTCCACAGTTTCCCCTCGGCACCCCAGTACCGCGTGCCCTTGCTCAAGTCCCGCTCGACAAGGGTAGTGAGCCACGCCGCAGGCACCAACTTGGTCGCCGACGGCTCCCACCAGTGCGCGTTGATCGCCATCGTGGCCCACTTCGTCAGTTCGCCCCAGGTGACAGACCTCAACTGCGGTTCGCTGTTGGCACTGACGATCACGGAAGAACCGATCCGCGTCGACAGCATCCACAAGATGAGCCACGACACGAGTGCGCTCTTCCCGATCCCCCGACCCGATGCGACGGCGCTACGCATCGCCTGGAGCACGGCCCCGGGGCTGCGGTTCGTGCGGATGTGACGAGTGATCGAGCGCAGCACCTCCCGCTGCCAGGTACGCGGTCCGCTGAAGTGTTCGAGGGGGGTGTTCTTCTGCCCCCAGGGGAACGTGAACATCACGAACGTCTCGGGGTCGTCGGCGACGTGGGGCGACCACATCTGCGACATGAGCAGCTGCTCCTCCTCGGCGCTGTAGCGTTGGCGCTGCGCTGGCATGTCAATTCGTCTTTCGAGAAAACTCAGTCATCAGTTCCTGGGAAATTGCTTGTATTGCGTAGGCTTCTTGTTCTCGACCCGGGGATGTTTCTCCGATCATTTCACAATACGCCTGCCATACATGAACCGACTCATGAACCAGCAACCCCGCGATTTCAACTGGTGTTCTGTTCAATGTATCACGTATGCAAATCACTACAACAGTATCACCAGTTTCGTTTATCAAATGGTGCGCCGTCGCGTCTGCATTATCGTTCACCCATTTTGGACGATCTTTAACTTTGCAATGACGAAGCGCAGAGTCGAATTCGGACTCAGATATGCAAAGAGTAAGGTATGGACCAGGACGAGCAATCCGCCGATCCAACCATTTGATTTTCGCCATGTGTCAGTCCTCAGTCTGCTGTTCTTGCCGGTGCTCGATCAGACCCATGGTGTCCACGTCAACGACTTCTTCGATAGGCTGGATCATCTGCGCCCGTGCCCGAGCCTGTTCAAGGGCTGCGGTGATGCTGATGGACTGGTTGATCTCGACCTGCTTCGTGTCGCCGTAGGTCTTCCGGTTGTCGGCACCCATGAGCCACTTCAGGGTGTCCACGCGCAGACGAGAGCGCGCCACGTCCTCGGTGCTGTCATCGGCGTCGGCGATCTCGACGAGGCGACCAGCCCACCACTCGGTGCGCAGTTCCTTGGCCTCCTTGTACCGCTCATGACGAGCGGGGTCGCGTTTGATCCAGCGGAAGAAGGCTTCGTAGTCAATCTGGCGAACGTCGTGCTCGATGACGTTCTTGAGGGTGCGTCCGCGCACCATCTCGCCAAGGACTCGCTCGAACATGGCGAGGAATACCGCCTCCTGACCCTCCCGGGTCATCCTGGCCGCTTTGGCCTGCGATATGTGCGGTGTGACGCTGTGACTAGGCGACGAGGTGGCATCGAGCCACGTGGGAATCGCCTGAGCGACTGGCGGATTCTGCTCCATGCGACGAGTGTAGCACGAGTGGGGTAGGGCTCGGGGGTGTGCGAGGTGGGGTTGGTGGAAGAAGGGAATGGTTGGTTCAAGGATTCCGGCGAGGTTGATGGGATAGATTGGTTCAATGGCTTACGGGTTCGGGGGTGCTGAAAATTTTTGTGGGGTGTACGTTTTTGAACACGGGGCCGGCTCAGTCGAGGGGTACCCCCCCCGCACCCCCGGCCCGCCGCCCGCACCCCCGGGCCGCCGCAGCTGCTGGACCAGGGGGCCGTGGCCCCCAGGGTCTCAGACTATCCAGTCCCGCGACGAGGTGACGCCAGGTGCGGCCAGGGCGATAGCGAGGATCTCGCCCTGCACCTTTGACCCGCTAGCCCGGTACAGGGCCGAGAGACCCCGGGCCACGAAGTCCGGGCCAAGGCCCGGAACCTTAAGACCCTGCAGGGTCCGGGCTACTTCTTGCTGATCGCGCTTGTTCATCTCTCTCTCCGTTGGTTCGTTGACAGTGAAGCTATCCTACACCCCATTGACCCATTGCACATTAGGGAAAACCCTAGTGTCCATTGACGCAGGGTGCAGCGTGACAGTGTGACAGGATGCGGGGGTGCGGTGGAGCTAGGGTTAGTGCGATGAGTGCGAGTGTGACCATGCAGTTTTCTGACTGAGGGGTGTTTTTCTAAATATCAATTGTGACAGCCGAAACCCAACACCCCCCCACCAGTCACAGTGTCACACTCGACAATGAACCAAGGGTTTCCCCTAGTGCACCATTGCACCATCGGACCTATGATCCTTCCATCGTCAACCACTGCAGGAGCACGCACCATGCGAACCATTCACCCCCCGTTCATCATCGGCCCTCGCCTTACCCCTGCCATGCAGGTCGCTGGCGCAACGCTATCCCTTATGGGCATCGAGCGCGCCGGCAAACATCAACGCGCCCGGTTCGCCCTCGACCTGGACGGCGTGGAGTACCTCGACGATAACCTGCGATCTGGAGTGTCTGGCTTCCGGAGCAGCGTCGAAGTGTTCGAGTCTTACCTCTCGTTCCTGGGAGCATGCGCTGAGTCGGTGCGCTACGCTGATCGCACGGGTCGAGACCCGGGGGAAAATTCGACCCTGTTTCCTGCACCCGTCGCGCGCTGGGCGGCAGACAATGCCGATGAGATCGCAATGGCCCGATTCGACCTGTGCGACGATGATGGGATGACCGTTCGCCATTCCCTGATCGAGGGCTGATCATGCGAACCCTCGCGACTTACATCTCCGCCGGCCGATGGATCGTCGGCAAGGCTCGCCAGCAGGCCCGGGAAGTCGGTTACCAGCAGGCAGCGCGGAACCTCAGGAAGCAGGGAGTGCCGCTGAGCCTCGCCCTCGTCATTCTGCTAGGCTGACCATGTGGGACGTACCTATGCGCCCGATCGACTACGGGTTCGCCCTAGTCGCCGGTGTTGTCATTGGCGCTATGCTTGCGCTTCTCGTTTGAACCAACTAGATCGGAGAGTCTCGCAATGGATCGAATCACCAATCAGCGCGCCCTGCGCCGCGCATTCTGGGCCGCGCACCCCCATTTCGCAGAACAAGCCCGGGAAGCCGGGATTCTGTCCAAGCGGCAAAACCACCATTGCGCGACTGTCCGTTGCACCTTCGTCGACTGGATCGACTGGCTGCAGCGCGAGGGGGTCGTCTCGTCGGATTTGGCTGATCGCGCTACCCTTTGACCCACCACCACCACAAGGAGAACCCGGAAATGACCAAAAACGAACATATTCGCATCACCGCGCAGGAAAACGCCCTGTGTGCTCTCGGCTTCGCTCCCCATGAAGCCAAAGCCCTGCGCAGAATCTCACTCACCCTTCATCGCTGGTACGAGCTCGAATGTGGTACGGAGGCAGGATGCATCGAGCGTGACGATGCCACGGGTAAGCCTGTTTGGCTCACATCTTCCGGCCATCGTTACCCAGTGCGCGACCGGGAAGCCGGCGCCCTGCGGCGCCTGAACAAGATCATGTCCGCGCACTCGCCCCTGCGCCACTACCTGCAGACTGATCCCCGAGGCGCATCGCTCTACATCCTGCGCCCGGGTGACGTGCCCGAGGGCGCGAGCGCGTCGAGCTACTACACCCGTGGAATTTGCGTTTACTAACCCACCACAAGGAGAACCCGGAATGAAGCTCGCAATCGAACACAACATCATCAAGGCCCTGCTGCTCGTCGCTCCGAGGCAGGACGTTCGTTACTATCTGAAGGGCGTGCTGATCGACGTCCGCGCGCAAGACGTCACCCTGGTGTCGACGAACGGCGCCGTGCTGCTCTCCGTGCCCTACCTGGACGACGTGGAGGGCGACCGCATCGTCGGGCAATGGATCATCCCGCGCGAAGCGATCGAAGCCGTCAAGCCCGGGAAGGTAGGTCGCACGGCGCTGCCGATCACAATCGAGATCATCCCCGGAGCAGAGACCTCCGACCCCGATCGGCCTGGGGTGACGATTAAGGCTCTCGACACGATCACTATCACGGGCGCCACGACCACGACAACGAAGCCCGTCGAAGGGCGCTATCCTGACTGGCGCCGGGTCATGCCCGTCGCTGCATCGTTTGAAGTGGCGCAGTTCGATCCCGCCCTGGTAGCGACGTTTGGCGACGTCCACGCGCTTCTCGGTGGTTCTGAAAAGTTCAAGCCCGTGATTCACCACAACGGGCGCGGCGGCGCCCTGGTCTCTGGTCTCGGACGCGATGCGCTCGGGGTAATCATGCCCCTGCGCATCGACGCTGACGAAATGCGACACCCGGGCCTGCCATCGTGGGCTACCGCGTGAACGACCGCGGCCCGTATTCGCGGGGCCTAACGTGGGAGCTAAGTTGGAGACGACAGCGCCCGCGAAGAACTGACCGGAGCATGACGGTGCAGAAGGGCGCTGTTGGCTCTCAACTTGAGCGACGGGTTAGGCCCGGCGCGGAGATGCAAACATGAAGATGAACGTGGTGGATTTCGCGTGGCAAGTGATTGAGATGCAGCGCACGATTGATGCGCAGGAGCGCCAAATAACGCGCCTCATGCGGATTGAAGAAGAATACAACGCGCTATTGGATTCGAGCATGGAGCACGGCCGCGCCATGATGGGCAACGTGCTGAAGCTGTGCATGACGCCTGGCGTGGTTGAAGCCTGCCGGGCCGCCGCAGAAGCTGAACCCGGGCCTAACGCTAGGTTAACTTGACCGCCACGGCGCGTGGCCAACGACAGGAAGGAACACGAGATGAACACCGAAGACAGCCGGCCCGCCGTGGTGGGTCAAGTTGAACCGTCAGTTAGGCCGCTGTTTGAGCGCCTGACCATGCACTACTTTGTCGTCCCCGCTCCGGGTCACTACGGCGACCACACACGAGTTATCTCGGGACATCGTACTTTCGAAGCCGCCCGTCGCGCGGCCCGTCGCGCGTTCGCCGCATGTGTGCGGCAGGGCGCCAAACGCAAGGGCGACACGTTTTTCCGGGCTAGTGAAGGCGTGTACCCGGTCGTCGGCGGATGACATCCCGAATCTGCACCTACTGCGTGATCGACCGCGGCCCGTATTCGCGGGGCCTAACGTTCGAGCTAACCGCGCCAATGACGGCGCTACAGGAGTGTGAGCATGGAGCAAA